TATTTCCGACCTTATCTGTCTGTTCTAGTATTCCATCTCGTAATGCTGCATTTACTTTGTCTCTAGTTGTTTCATCGAGCTCATCAAGATTAATATTCTGTGGCCTAGGATCTGCAAACGTAAACCATAAACAACCATATCCCCACATACCTACTTTCTTAGAGACTCTTAGTAACATATATCCTCCGATACGAAAAAGGGCCTGGCCTGTCTTTTAAAACAGACCAGGCCTCTAATCGTTACTGGTTAAAGTTTAACAATTCAGCAATTACTCATTATACAACAGGAGTAGTCGCGGGAATTGCAGAGATACTGGAACTAACGTTCTGTGTGGCCTGTGCAGGCAGTACAACCTCGTTCGGGACTACCTTGACGTTCCGAATAACACCAATTGCCAAACCTTCATTGCGGATACCAATACCATAACGCTCACGAAGCTTGACCTTCCTGATATCAACAGCAGGGTCCGACCATTCATCGGTGGTTACTTCTTCGTCAACAATGAGAGCACCTAGTTCATTGGAGTCGAATAGCATGATATCGGTCAGCCTTGTGCTAGGATTGAAACGAACGAATGGGCTAACAACGATCCTGAACGGGAACGGGAAGTACGAAGGCATATTCGGAGCACTGTTGATTGTCTGAGGGTAACCCTCAATCTTAGTTGCAGTCTGACCGGCAGCGTTTCCGCCTTGAGTAATATTCTGTCCGCCACTTACACCTAGTCCACCCTGGCTGCTAGCATCCCAAGAAGCGCGACCAGAGGGATTTCCGCTGTGAGTACCAAACCATGTTCCGCCAGCACCGTTGAGCATCATTAGACGCATTACTGGATCTTTGACGAACATTGCCCATGACAGGGGGTGCATCAACAGGGTGTTAGGAGTAAATCCCTGCAATAGAATCTGAGCATAAGCATCAAAGATATTGTCCATGATTACTGAGCCGTTAGCGCTACCATCTAGCGCCCTACCGGTGGTGACACCAAAAGCCGAGGAAGTCGGATTTAGGTTGTCGAAACAAGGAACACCCATAGCGCCGATGAAGTTGAAAATCTTCTTCTCCTTATGGCGAGCTAGAGCTTGTCCGCCAGCCCGAAGATGCATTGCAATCAGATCGTACTGACTGTAACGAATCATTTCCTCGGTAATCTTTACCGCCAGACCGGACTTGCCGATACTTGCGGTAGCGGTTGCTCCACCGATTGATAGCTGCCGTTCGGGATAAGCCATGCCTTCCGCGATGTCAGCAGCTTCAAGAGCACCAACAGCAGGGAAAGTGATAGTCAAACCAGCGTGATATTCGATCCGCTGTAACAGAGAGGTGCCAACCAGCATTGGTTCGATTGCTTCCTTGACAATATCCTGAATTATCTTAGGCAACCATATAGCCGCATTAGGAGTTGCGATGGCATCTTCTACTGTTATTCTATTATCTGGATCACCAGTAGGAAGCTGACCATTGTTATACCATGCATAGGCATATTCTTTTTCGTCTTTGAATGTAAAAGGACTCATTGTCTGCTCCCCTCCTTACTTCAATAGCAGGATGCGTACCATTTTATTGGACGCACCGGAATAGGTTACTTGAGAAGGTAATCCGCCGCTAGCGCTGCCAGGCATCTGATCTAACGTGCCTAGCGCTGGCCAAGCAGTACGAACCCTTTCAAGGAAATCCTTTGGATATACATCGCTGTCTAGAACTTGACCTATGATCTTCTTGTTCTGTTCAACAGCTTGATTGGCAATGGTGGCTAACTCAGCATCTGACGGATTACCAGTGCTTGATACTGTAATGTCACTAGAACTCAGATCAGCTAGCTTTGCAAAGTTGGAATCGGCGTCCGCAACAACAAAGTCGCCGGGTTTTAGGTCTCCAACAGCACAAGCATAGGTACTGACAGATGAAGGAGCAGAGTCATAGTGATAGAAAGTCATAGTTCCTGATGCTACTGCAGCTGCATCTCCATCGGTCTCGAATACTAAAACGACGCCGACATCGTAGTCAATGAAGTAGTCGCCAGCTTGAGCAATCTCTGCAATCGAGCTAACTTCACGAGTAAATCCTGTCGGAAGAACCACCGGGCACAGAGTAGTATCCTTAGCCAAATTCATAACCGGTAGATTTAGAGCAACAACATCGTCGCCTGCTTCTACATCGCTAGCATAGCGAGTAGTCAGACCTAGAGAAGTTGAGCTAAACCATGCGCCATCTGTACCAGCAGCGGTCCAGTCAGCAATAGCGCTATCCGAGATAGCAGTTGAACTGGCTAGGTCAATACCAGAGTGTGATGCTGGAACAAGAGGCATTTCCACAACATACTTACATAGAATAGCGCACCTATGCTGCATGTTATAGTTATTATACTTGTATAGAGCGGGATTAAATCCGTCTCCACCAGCCCACTGTAGATAGTTATAAGGTGCGACACCCACTGGATGAGAAATGAAGTCTTCTGCGTTTTTACCTGCGTCCAATAGACCACGAGCAATAAGCGCAGCAGTTAGTTCTGCTCTTGTATAACCGCCAGCAGCAGCCACGGCAACACCAGTGGCTAAATCAACGGTTTTTTCGGCAACATCTGTAGCCGAATAAGTAAGAACGTCGCCACTATCAACTGCAAAAGCAACTTTCAGTCCTGCGGGAACTACGCGACCTACACCATCAAATCCTACAATTTTACCGGCAGAAACTACGAAATAGTTTTCGTAGTGTATTTCCTGACGGCCTACTGGGAGCCAATCGGCAACCATCAATTCACCAAACGGGCGCTGTGGTTCTGAGCATTCCACGTTTGGAGTGACGTGACCTACATGTTCCCAGGCTTTGTGATTTGCGCTGTATAGATTCAACATTTACGCGCTTCCTCCTTTACTTTACTGGGTTGAAATCGTTAGGTACCAGCCCGGCCCTTACGAGTCTTTCAACATATTCGCCAGCCGCTTTTAGTCCATCTTGAACTAAAATCTTGTTATATTTGTCTCTATATTTATTGTATTGATCATCACTGTTGTTTGTAGTAACATCCTGAGCACCTTGGACATTAAGAGTGGGATCGTCCACTGTGCCTTCGGGAATCCTTGACATACCATCGTTTAATTTTGAAAGAATTCCATCCATATCTAATCCATCACGCATCTCTGACGCTTTCTTTAGCAAGTCTTCAAGAGGCATAGAAACAGCATCGGTTCTAGCTTTGGCTACATCCTCTATTTTCTTGCCATTTAGCTGGTCCAACACAATAAGAGCATCAGCAAGCTGTCCCTTTGCTTTTTCTATGGTGTCTACGTGTGCTTGTTGACTGCAGTCAAACTCAGCATAAATATCCTTAAGCTCTTGACGCAATGCATCTACCTTTTTATTACATTCTGAACATTCATCAGTAGCACTGTCATTGTTATGTTGCTCTGGAGGTAGAGATGGTGTCTGAACATTAGAATCTGCATCTACAACTGTTTTTTCACGTTCCGCCAAATCAGCCAGAATAACATCTAGTTCTTTCTCAAATTCATCAAAAGCATCTTTCTTGCCATTAAACGGACAACCAAGAGCTTTTGCTTTACGCCGAATACACGATACGACACTAGCAGCTTCGTTGTTTTTCTTTGCATATGCCATTGCCACCTTGGCATGATTGCAGTCTGGTACAGGATATTTCCTCTCTCCTGGCTTGCAAAAAGTGGTTTTAGCCATCTTTTTGCGTGCTCCTGGACTTAGCTTAGCATCCTCGAAATCTTCATCAAACAACGAAAGTTTATGGCCGAATTCTACCATATCTTCATAATGCTGATCAGTTTCGTCTAGAGTATCGCCTGCATCGCCTTGATCGCCGGAATCACTATCGCCGGCGTCACCAGCAGACTGTAGCTCTGCTAGCTTATCCTTTGCTTCTTGGATACATGCATCTTCGCTATCCTTAAATTTTTCCAAGAAATCAGCTAAAGCCTTGACTTTATCTTCTTTCTTAGAGTCTTCAAGGGCTATAAGCTTAGATACGTCGCCCCAAGCCTTCTGAACCTCATTCATGCTTGTGCCTCCTATAATAGAGTCTGTGAAATAAAAACTTGCGTTAACATTACACATTTGCCGTGATTCTTCTACTAAAACAGTTGAATCTTGCATAAAACCATTCCCATGTATCAAAACAACTCTTGCTAGAGCGTCTGCCGGAACATTAACAAATGACGTTTCGTCATACTTAAGAGCACCAGCAATAATATATGCAAGTTCACCATCGTACAACCTGCCAGGTACATGTTCACACGGGCCTTCTTCTATATAATCTCGCTTACAAATAGAACAAATTGCCTTATCCGTTGAAGCAGCTGTAGAAACGGTCAAATAACGCTTGTCTAATATCTTTTGAATCGCATCTTTATTCGTAATCTCTGCTGTCAGGAGGATATGTCCAAGACCAGGATAAGAAGGATCACGAAGAAGTTCTGATTGCGATAGCTTGTCTATGAGATCAAGAGACTGCAAGAAAGGCAAACCTGGTCTACACAAACCTTTTACTATACTGTCTACGGCAGAATCCCTGGCAAAGGCCATTGACGTATCAACGTATCTCGCGGCAACTATGCGACCAATTGGATCTTCATGACTATTGTGATGTGTAAGAATAGGCTTACCATAGTTTTCTAGTAAGCTATTTACTCCATCTTTCATCTTCTGAGGAAGATAAAAACCATAATTACGAGTAAGTCTTCCAGAATGAGTTGCAACTATATCAACACGTAAAGCCCTAGTTGGGCCTCCATATACATCATCCTTAATCTTGGCCTCAACAAAGTTATCCACCGATGACGGCATGATTGTTACTGTATCAAATAGTGTTGCAAAAGCACCCATATTTTTTATCACTCCCAAGATTGTCAGCAAAACAGCCATATAAAATAGCTATTTACTTACCTGCTATAGAACAGATAAGAATGAAGTTGTCATTTTTTCTATTTTTATTGTTCTTCTACAGCAATTATAGAGCACGTACAATTTGGATGATGGCCCGGAATATCGTCAATTGTAATGTGTTTGGTGCTTATACGTCCAGCGCGCTCCTTGCATAAGTCGCAAGACCCTTCGTCATATGTAATGTCTGCCTCTTTGTGTCCTAACTTTGCTAAACCATTAATTATTCCATAGTTGCGAGCCTTATTCTTTTCTGAATTGTAGATAAACCTACTACGAAACTTCAAAGCATCGAATACTGCAGATACTCTTAGTTTTATCGTATCGGGCGTATCATTTGGGTCTACAACTTTAGTTACCCTGGCTATCAGGGTTTCTGTAAATCTTCCGATTATACGCCTGATACGCGAATCTATAACAGACAATGGAAACAAGAAGCTACCCGGTTCTTCTACAGCTTTAGTTGACCTAAA